TCATTCATCTTTCACCTCTTTTTCTTCCACGAGGCAGAAAAGGTCAAGCGTTTTTTTGGATTTTGGCGAACTTCGCCACGCGGGCATCACCCGCAGGCGGTTCATCTGGATGAGCTTGTCGCGTACATCCTTTGCCTGTTTGGGGGTGGCGCCTTTCAGCGCTTTTTCAATGACGTACCAGGGCGCGCCGGGCTTATCTCTGTGTAGAGTGGCTTCATGTTGCCGATATTTTTTAATGGCTTTTTGTGCCTGTCGGCACCATTCTTCGAAATCAGAAGAAGAGGCGTTTTCTGCCGCGCTTCTAATCAGGTGGCGCGCGGACCATTCGACAAGAGCGTCAGCCTTTCGCAGGTCATCCAGAGTGACGCATGCGTCTCCCGAAAGAAGGCCTTCAGCCCCGATGCGGGATGCCGCGAAAACGAGGGATAGCTTGCGCGCGTGTTCTCCGCAGCGCCCATACACGGAAGACGCGCACGCCCCTTCGTCTTCCGCCTCATCCGCGGCATAGGCGAGGTGGTCAAAAGCAGCTTCTTTCTCCCTGATGAACTTTTCAGCCTCTTCGGTGAAGGGGATGACGCGCGGTTTGGCTATGCGTTCAAGCTTCACTCCTCCGGACGTGGTGACATCTGGAGTATCCTCCCCGCCCGGTATAGCCCATAGGGCACGCAGCTTGTCCCGCAAATCGTCAGGAACAGCCTGATTGATGTGATAGTTACGCGGTTCCGGTGCAGCGTCGTTCTCGATTATGATAAATCGCGACAAGAAGCCATTTGTTAGTTCTCCGGCCTGAAGCGCGCCCCAAAACTCCCCTGGGACGCTGAACCCAAGCACATTGAGCGCCTGCCATGGGATAATCCGCGTTTTTTCGGTATCCGCGTATGCTTTGACATATGGCGTGTCATAGCAGCTGAAAAGCTGCGTCAGTACCTTTGCTACGCCGGCGCGCGGCGAGTTCGGGGTTTTACAGGCTTTCAGAAAAAGGCCTAATTCATCAAAAAGGAAGCACATTCTATGCCGACCTTCTTGAGCGAGCAGGCTAATAATAGCAGCATCGGAAGCGATATCTATACCGCCGTAAGCATCGCCACCCGTAGTAATGCCGAGTAGGCGTGATATAGCGCGCTTCGGGGCATCCTTGCCCGAGGCGGAACGCCCGAGGATAGCTAAGTATATATTGGTCGTCAGGCCCGTAGATGTCCGGATACGCTGCCCGAGCAGAGTAGCGAGCAAAGACACTGCGCCGCCGAGCGAAAATTCCGCGCGTGTGCGGATGGACGAAGCACGTATATAGTCCATGACTTCTTCCAGTAGGCCGCCGGGCTGTAGCAGACAGGGCGGGAAAGGATCTGTGTCTTCCCGGTCTACCGGCTGGAGCTCCAGACCGCTCATGTCCGTAGCCAGGGCGTCAGGGGAAGCGTCTTTTCCCAGCGGGTGATTCCGCTGATGGGTCTTATATATACCGCCCACTATGCCGACTACTTCACGCGCCTTCAGCGGAGGCGTGCATATGTCGGCGTTCTTCTCCAGCGTGAGTTTCAGTGCCCGGTCAGGCGGGCACCCGCTCCCGATAAGAGCGGCGGCGTAGGACAAAAGCGTGTTGTGCCGGTTCCCTTCCAGCACCTCACTATACTTTGCCCGAATGTCGGTTATCCGCTCATCCAGACCGGACAGATCTATGGAGCTGGCAGGCTTCAGGATGGCAAATTCCGGCGCGTACTCCCACACGCCGGGGAACTCGACGTCAGCGGTGTAGATAGTGGCACCGTTCTCATGGAGGGAACCGGGCGCGACAGCATACTGTCCGTCGCGGCGCAGTTCCGCGTGCACCCCGTCCCTGCGCGGGTCGATGGCGCGCAGGTCATCGACGTAGTCAGGGCCGGGGTGATGATAGTAGAGATGCCACCCGCGGGACGTCTTCACCTTTACCGGCGTAGTCGGAAGGTGGAGCTGCGCCCAGCGGTAGGCGGCCTCATCGTCGCAGTCGAACACAACCAGATCCGAGACCAGCCCGGCAACGCACCCCCAGTTGCAGCCGGGAAATTTTTCGGTCCACCTCAGGATCTGATCAGTATCAGCGACCTGCGTTTGGTACGGCGTCCATGGGATGCACGATTTTTTGGTGCCTCTTCCCAGGGGCACCATTGAGAAGCCGCACTTCTCCGCCAGATAGACGGCGATTTCCGCCGCGGTTTTGCCTTCAAAAGGGTTCATGACTTGTCCCCGCGTGGCGTAGCTGTCAGATGATAGCCGACACTCGACAGGATGCTGCGGGCCACATTTACTTTGATGTTTTTCCCCTGCATAGCCCTATAGAGCGTCGCCCGGCTGACTTTAGCGCGCTTGGCGAGCGCACATACAGTTTCCCCGGAGCGGCTGATATAGTCATGGATAAGTCTGTCGTATTTCATAGACGCATTGTCTCATATTGTAGACATTTTGGCAACATCATAGTCTCGTGGTCTTCTGTTTCACTTATGAGACAAAAAAGGTAAGGAGTATCTATGAAAACTTACGATCAGATTGTTGCCTGTTTGCGTCGTGCGGCTGATATAGCCGGCGGGAAGTCAGAGCTTTTACGCTTTTTAGGTGCGAAGAAAGCCACTTTTTACAGGGCTATGGATGACGACAACCCTTCCCTTCCCAGTCCGGAAGTCCTTTGTGAGTGGCTTGACAAGCTGCATATTTCCTTTGTGCCTCCCGGGGAAGAGATGAAACAGTTCGAGCTTGTACCGCGCGTCAGGGCGGTAGCAGGGGCCGGCGAAAGTCTGGAGACGGACGATCATATAGATGGCTACTACGCTTTCCGTGACGACTTTTTTAGGAAAAACGGCATCCACCCCAAGAAGTGTGCCATGCTACTAGTGCGCGGCGACAGTATGGAGCCGCTCATCAGGGATGGCGATTTCATTTTGGTTGACCAGGGAGATAATGACCCGCAGGACGGGCTGATTTATCTTTTGGGTGTGGCGGGGGCGCTGATGGTGAAGCGGCTGTTCCGGCTCCCGACCGGATGGCGCCTCCATTCAGAAAACCGGAGTTACTCACCTATAGATCTACAGGGGGATGAGCTTGATTCTTTCCGCGTTTTTGGTCGTGTTAGGTGGTTCGGGCGGGTCCTGTAGCTGGAGGGTATAATAATATGATAAGGAAAATACTGTCTCTGTTCATTATGTTATTTTTGTGTTGCGCGCCTGCCAGCGCGCAGCAAACCACACAGATAACTTTACACCTGTCAAAGCAACTTCCGGGGGTAAGCCTGTATGGGGATCTGCTGGAACAAAAGCCTTCGGACAGTTTTGGCACAGTAAAAGTAAGTGTTGTGACGGATGGGCGTTCAGCACGTGTAGCCTGGAACGGCGTTGAGTACCATGGGGCCGTAGTCACTTCCGGGCAGGGAGAAAGCCATGTCGTGTTTACTGATGAGTACGGGCTGGATGTCATCACGCTTTACCCCAACGGCATTTGTGGGGTGACGGCGCAGCGTGTTTCAGCGACAACAGGGAAACCTAATATCTTAGCCGTTCCTTGCGTATATGATTGAGCAGGTTCTTTGAGCCATTTTTTGAAGTCCGTCTTTTTAGGCGGACTTTTTTTTATTTTTTTGTCTCTGTTTTGAGAATAATTAATTGACACATTGTCTCATAAGTGAGATTCTGTCTTTGCCAGCGGGGAGAAGAGCCGCAGAAAGGAACCTTCCGAGGATCCGAGTAAGCAGAGGCTGTTCACCACCAAAGGCCCCGTCTGTCCGGCAGGGACGGCCTGAACACTAAGGTAAGTCGGCATAGCCGCACACTGCCTTATTAGTAAGGTGCGAAGAACGAGGGACACGAAGACGGGAAGTAAGGAGACAGTAAATGTACACCGCAACAGAACGTTTTTCAGACGCAGCCACCCTTCTCTCTTCTATCGAGAGCCGGACAGTGCGCGAGGGCCGCAAAGCCTTCGCATGGCAGATGGCTCAGCGCGCCAAGAGGACGCGCCGCGAGCGCATCATCGAGGCCATCACCACCACCTTTGCCGCCGTGGCGTGGGTGGCCTGCGTAATGCTCACCAGCGGGATGTTTTTCGTCGTGGGAACAGAATAGGAAAAAAAAATGAAATATCTTTTTTCAAAAAAAATTCGCATTGAAGACTTTACCCGTTTTATCGAAAGGCACAAAGGCGAGTTCGTTAGCGAGCAATCGCTTGAGAACATTGTCAGTGACGCAGAAAAAGAAGTGTGGAAATTGGTAGACGGTTATGGATTTATCCCAGTCTCAAGCGTCCTGTCAGACGGCATCACGCAAGCTCTAATCGCCGACATAGACGCTATCGTGTGCTATCCGGACGACGCTGAAGGGTACGGCCGGTTTGGTAAAAAAATCATCAAGGTAAAAGCATTAAACGCGCTTTATAGCTAAACTTCCCGCCCGGAGTGGCCGGAGCGGGGCGCGGTCGGAGAAAGCCGCGTAAGGGAACGGCGGGAGGCCGGAAGCCTTTTCTATATCTGTCTTAGAGACTTTCAGCCTCCCGTTTTCAGAAAAATTCCGGGACGGTCCCGGAAAGCGCGGTGACGCATCCCGCGCATAGGCGCCCTCAGGGAAGGCGGCAGCCATTTATCTCGCTCACCCCTTGGCGGCCGCCTTCCCCCCCTTCAAAAGCAGGTAATCTATGTACACACTATCTATATTGGTTCCGGATAACGACGGAAGGCCGATCCTTTTCGGCAAAAAATTCACGCGCCGCGCTCTCAAGCGGTACATCCACCGTCACGCCAGAGGTCTGGCGCTCAGGTATGGGATGGTGGCTATCGAAGGCAACGACAAAGTGCGCCGCGTGTATGAGCCCCAATTTATCAAACGCAAGCCCATGAGCGGCCGCATTTCCACTGTGACAACGAAAAAAATTTTCCGTCTCTGGTAGGGCGCCAGAGGCGGATCCATGCGGTTCCTCCCGCACAGGACAAAGGGGCCGGGGGTGTCAGCCCGGCCCCAAAAGGAGTAAAAAAATGTCCACAATAGAAAAGCTTCTCAGGGAAGGCATTACCCTGAAGTGGGAGATCGAGGCCAGGCAGAAGAAAATTCGTGAAATTAACAAAAAGATTGCGGGACAAGCCGAGTTCAAGCCCGGCTCGTCCACCGGTCACATCGCGGCCGGCGGCATCATGGCGAAGGTCACGAAGCGCCAGAATGTGAAATGGGACCAGGACGCGCTTGCCGTGGCGCATAAACAGATGGGAACAGAGCTGTTCGCCAAGGCGTTTACCTATAAGTTCGAGCCCATAAATGCCCGTCAGCTCAAAAACTGGCTTGCTTCCGGTGACGTCCCCGACGAGGCGAAGCACCTTGTTCTGGAGGCAAGAACTGTGACGGAAGGCGCTCCGTCCGTGGTGTACGAGGAGGCCAGCGATGCTGACTAGGATTACTCCGCAGTCCGCTGACCGGATTTGTGCCCTTATCCTTGGGGCGTCCGGAATAGGCAAAACATCTCAGCTCAGGTGTCTGCTTGGGCAGCGCTTCAACCCCGCTTCCGGGAAGTGGGAGAAAGACGCCGCGGCCGTCCCGGAAAAAGTCCTTGTCCTCTCCGCGGAAAGCGGTCTTCTCTGTGTGCGTGACTTTGTGGCGTCCGGCGCCGTTGAGGGTTTCGAGATACGAAGCCTGGAAGAGTTCAAGGAGGCCTTGTTGTATTGCAGTTCCCCTGAATTCGCAGAGGGGAAGTATAAGTGGGTGTTCATTGACAGTCTCACAGAGATTGCCGCCCGCTGCGTGGAGAGCCTCCAGAGAAAATACCCTAAGAGAGACGACACTTTTAAGTTGTGGATGGAGTACTCACAGACCATGACAGACCTTGTCAAGGCGTTCCGCGATATGCCCACGTGCTCAGTTGTTTTTACCTGTCTGACTGCGCAGGAGCAGGACGAGTTCAAGCGGCGCTATTTCGCCCCAGATATTGACGGCAAAGCTGTGAAGTCCCGCCTGCCTTCGTTCTTCGATGAGGTTCTTTATATGGACAGAACCACGGGAGAGAATGGCGCCTCTTATGTCGTCTTCCAGACGACCGAGCCCGCCGGCCTTGCCAAGGACCGTTCCGGCAAACTGGCACCCATTGAAGAGCCTAACATTCTGAAAATCAAGAACAAAATCATCAGCAAGTAAGGAGATTACATTATGGAAATGGGATTCGATCTGTCTAATGTCCGCACCGTTGGCGCAGGCACCATCCTTCCCCCCGGCGATTACGAGATTGTGATTAAGAACGCCGAGCCCAAGCAGACAAAGGACGGAGAAACGTACATCAATCTGTGGTATTCCGTTGTGGGCCCCACGCACACGGGAGCGATCATTTTTGAGGCGCTCCACCTCTGGAGCGGGAATACCGCCCGTACAGAGATTTCCCTGTCGCACCTGAAGAGTATCCGCGAGGCGTGCGGTCTTAACCCGAACATTGGCGGTACCACTGACGAACTTATCAATAAACGGCTCCGCATCAGGGTGGGCGTCCGCGAGTACAACGGGGATCAGTACCAGAGCTTCAAGCGTTACTCGCCGTGTGTTGCCGCAGCGGCTGCGGCCGCAGCATCCGCCAGTGTTCCCCCGCAGGGCGGCGCAGCGCCGGCCGGGATGCCGTGGTAACGCTCAGACCATACCAGGAAGCGGCCCTGCAGGCAGTGTTGCGCGATATGCGAACGCATAAAAACGTCCTCCTGCAGGCCGCCACGGGCGCGGGGAAAACGATCATGTTCTCAGCCATTACCAGACTTTTTGTTGAGAAATGGGGCCTGCATGTCGCTATCCTCGCGCACCGTGAACAGCTTGTCCGTCAGGCGGCAGACAAGCTCCTGAAGGTATGGCCGGAAGGCGAGGATAAGGTAGGCATAGCCTGCCACTCGGTGACGTCATCGGTAGACGTCAACCGGCAGGTGGTAATTGGTTCCCCGCAGACGCTGGCACGCCGCCTTGGCGAGCTGCCGGAACAGCAGCTCCTTATCGTTGACGAGTGCCACCGGCTGCCGCCGGCGGGCAAAAAAAGCCAGTACGCCGTACTCATTAACCGGCTGCGTGAGTACTACCCCGATATGCGTATGCTGGGAGTGACGGCTACGCCCTACCGCCTGGGGCATGGGTATATCTACGGCGAGGATTGCCGCGAGCCAAAAGAGAACTGGTTCGACACGCTATCCTATTCAATCGGTATTGACGACCTGCAGGACGAGGGCTTCTTATCTCCGCTCAAGGGGTACGGATGCACGGAGCCCGATCTTTCCGGAGTGAAAACGTCCAAGGGTGAGTACGATTTAGGTGAGTTGTCCGCTGCCATGTCTCAGGCTGTTCACGTCGGGAGCGCCGTTGAAGCGCTGAAAAAGTATGGCAAGGGCCGCCGTCATGTGGTGGTGTTCGCCGTATCCATCCAGCACGCCGAGATACTCAGGGACGCTTTCCGTGCCGCCGGATACCGTGCCGGGGCTGTGCATTCAAAAATGCCGCACGATGAGAGGCAGAAAGCATTGGCCGCGTTCGGTAACGGCGAGCTGGATGTTATCTGCAACGTGGGCGTGCTAACGGAAGGCTGGGACTGCGTATGCGTTGACTGCATGGTCATGTGCCGGCCAACGAAGAGCACAGCCCTGTACGTCCAGATGATAGGGCGCGGGCTAAGGACGGCACCCGACAAGGCTGACTGCCTCCTGCTGGACCTTTCAGGGAACTGGAAAGAGCACGGCAACCCCGCTCATCCGCGCGTCCGCTGGACGAAGCCGGGGGGCCGTATACAGCAGGAGAAGAAGGGGCCGGCGGAGCCGGAGCTTATTCAATGCCTGGAATGCGAGGCGCTGATTCCGCAGTCGGCTATCGTCTGCCCGTTTTGTGGCGCGCCGCAGAAACGCATCTGCGACCGCGTTCCGGTCATGGAAGAGCTGAAAGATGCAGAAAACAGCGTCCAGAAGGTCAGGCTGATAGCCACGCCGGCGTTCAATTCGGCGTTCACGTCAAGAAGCGGCAATCACATGCTCAGAGTGGATATGTGCGGCCAGCTGGAGGACGGGAAGCCCGTTTCTTTTTCCGAGTTCCTCGACTTTAATGGCGAGGCGTCTACTTACGGGCAGAATAAAGCCCGTCAGATATGGAACGGCATCACGCAGGCCGTCCCGCCCGTCACGCTGGAAGAAGCGGCTTCGCGGCTTGACGAGCTGAAAAACAGTTTTCCCGCGGAACTGTGGGTAAGGAAGCGGGACAAGTACTATCACGTAGTGAGGTGGTCATAATGGAGATTGAAAACCCCATGGCGACAGCTATGTACGAGGCGGCTTCCAGGTACAGGAAGGAACAGCCGGACCGCTCATATCTCGGTATGAGTATTGCCGGCGACCCGTGCCGGCGCAAGATATGGTATCAGTTCCGCGGCTATACGCAGAAGTCCATAGACGGCCGCGCGCAGATGATATTCAGCCTTGGGAGTGCCGTTGAGCATGAAGTTTTGCGCTGGCTTCGGGGAGCTGGCTATCACCTCCGCGACGAGCAGCAGGAGTTTACACTGCTTAAGGGTTTCGTCCGTGGGCACTGCGACGGCGTGATTGATGACGTGAAGGGCACGCGGCCCCACATTCTGGAGATAAAGAGCGCGTCCGCGACACGCTTCCAAATGTTCAAAACTTCCGGCATTGCCGCCGTGTCGCCGGTGTACGCAGCTCAACTCCAGCTTTACATGGGGTGCTCAGGCTTCGAGCGCGGCGTATGGGTGGTCATGAACAAGGACAACTGCGAGCTCTACATAGAGCGCGCCCACTTCGACAGGAAGGCATACCTTGACCTTCAGGAGCGCTGCGCGGCGATTATCAGCAGTGACGACCCGCCGGAGAAGGCGTTCCAGGAAGGAGCCCGTGAGTGCTCCATGTGCCCCTACGAGGGGCATTGCTGGCACGCTCCTTACGTGCAGGAGACGCCCACGTGCGGAACGTGCGCATTCTGTCGGTTTAACGGAATGACGCCCCACTGTGACCAATATGACCACGACATCACGAAGTGGGGCATGTCGTGCCCCGTGTGGGTATTCCGTGACGGCGTGGACCGTGTGCCCTTCTGAAGGAAGATTGATTTGATGAAGAAGACGCTGGGAGCCAGCGTCATAAAAATACAACGCGATTGGCGGCTTACGCCGCTGAAAAGGAGACGGAAATGATAGTAGACGTTCTAAAAGTTGACGGAATTGAAGAAGCGCTCTTGGGGATGGGACTGTCTTACGGTCTGACTTCCGATAAAAAAATTAGATGCCTGAAAGACCCGAAGTTGGCGGCCCGCCTAACTAAAATCTGTGTGAAATGTGCTCAGCGAGGGAACGGTGAAGAGAAGTTCCTGAGAATGATCCAGATTTGGGCGGACGTTACCGCCCCGCGGTTCTGGTGGGCAGAGTTTGATACGTACAAGGTGGGGACTGTCGCCCTCTCGGAGAGCACGATGCACACGTTGGGGAAGCGGCCCCTTGCGCAGGAAGATTTCGAGGGGGGACTGCCTATTGAGCTCATTGATTGGCTCAATACGTATGTATGCGCCGATTGTTCAGTTGAGACGAAAAAACGGTTCCTCCCGGAAGGGTTCTTCCAGCGCCGGATTGTGAATTTTAGCTATGCAGTGTTCGCGAACATGATCCGTCAGCGCCGTAATCACAGGCTCCCGCAGTGGCATTACTTCCTGAGCAACACCTTTTACGCCCTGCCTATGCAGGAGTTCCTGCCGCCGCTCACTGCAGAAAAGGGAAAGGAGTAAGCCATGACTTTTGACGATTGCCTTGAATTTTTGAACAACCATCAAGAAGAACTGCCTACCGAAATGCCTTACCTGGGCATAATCGAGATTATGATAGGTACGACATACCGCCAGTTGCGCGCTAAAGGGATGACCCGTGAAAGAATTATGCAGCTGATGCTTTGGGGGCTGTTCTATTTCGTCCAGAAAGAAAACATTCTCACGGATAAAGACGAACAAGTAGTTATCGATGCCATGTATGCAGCGAAAGCCAACGCGTATTTCGTTTCAGGACATCGCGAAGAGGAAGAAGAATGAGGACAAGAGAACAAATTAAGGCATCGCGTATCCGATATAACGTCAAGAACAAAGAAGTCATGAAATATGCCCGCATATATCGAATCAGCGTGCCCGAGGCGCGCAAAAAATTAGCGGAGGAACAAAATGCAGTATCCGGAAAGACCTTTTGAGCATAGGGATGCCGTCTTGGGGATCTCTTTTCCGTTGGGGGCCATAGACTACTACCCGGAAGCGTGCGGCGAGCCTTCAGCCGCGTTAAAAAAACTGCGTCCCCTGCTGAAAAAGCTCCACGGAACCCTACAGGTAGATAAGCTGAGTGCCGGAGAGCACCGCGAAATCAAGGCCGCCTGCGACGGTGCCAGAGACAACGGCTCAGGCTATGATACAGACGCCAGCAGGGAAGAGCAGATGCGCGGATGGCGCGTTATGTGGTTCGTGTCTGAATATGCCTTTGGTGACGCCTACGTGCTCGCGGAGACATGGCGCGATAAAGCCCTTCCTCTCTGGAAAGAAGCTAAGGCCATTATCGACCGCGTGACACGCGCCATGTATCAGCACCACCCGGAGGACGAGGAAGAGGCGTGCAGGATATGGTGCTGTCACGCCAGCCCGTACAAAAATCCCAAGCTGGAGGGCATATGGCGGAACTGAACGAGATTACGGCCCTGCGCCAGATACGGCTTGACATCTGGCGCCACAGGAAGGCTATTGCCGAGCTGGAGAAGAAGATGGATGAGTTGCTCGAAGTAAGCAGCGCCGCTAGACCACTGCGCAGAAAAACGATAAGTGCGTCTGATGCGGCGGCCCTCATCCGGGAAGGAAAACTCCGTGAGCGTTTATCAACGTAAAGATGGCCGTTTTGTTTGCAAATTCAAGGAAGGCAATGTCTGGAAACAGAAGAGCTTCCGCACCCGAGAGGAGGCGGAAGCCCTTCTAAAGGAAAAAAGCTATGACGACCGAAGTAATAGCAGGCTCACCGTATCTGAGTCAATTCTTCTGTTTCTGTCACGCACGAAGCACGTCAGAACCACAGAAGACTACTACGCACTCGTTCTGTCGCGCATGGGAGACAGTATGGCCACAAGATATGTAGACAGTCTGACACGCCGAGACCTGGAACACTTTCGCGACACATTACGGCAGGAGTGGCGCCTTTCGGCGTACTCAATCAACCGCCACGTTCAGAAGCTTCTTGCGGCATGGCGGTGGTGCGCGAGTGAAGACTTCCTTGAAACTGTTCCGTGGGAGAAGTACAGGTATCTGCCAGAGGAACCGCACGGCCATTGGTGCGGGAACTTTGACGACTTCCGCAAAGTATACGCCCTGTGTGTACCCGCGCTCCAATGGGCAATCCGCACGTGCCTTGCGTTGTGCCTGCGTCCGGGCAAAGAGCTTATCAGCCTGGAATGGCGTGACGTTGACCTTGCGCGCGGCAGGGCGTCCGTCTGGATGCCGAAGACGTCCCGGCAGAAGGTCGTTTTCTGTCCGCGTTGGTGGCTGGACGAGGCCCGCCAGAAAGCTCAGGGAAGAAGTCCGGAAGAACCTGTTTGCCCGTCACCGCACGGGAAACCGTACTCAACGATAAGGTACTTTTGGTATATGGCCTGTAAAAAAGTCGGCGTTGACCGGTTCCCCATGTATACCGTCCGGCACATGGCGGCTAGCCTGATGCTGGAAGCGGGGGCTGACATTGCCGCCGTAGCCGCGCAATTAGGCCACAAAAACGTCACCACCACCGGAGCGTTCTACACTCACGCAGTGGCCGGCGCTCAGGAACGGGCCGCGCAGGATTTGCCAGCCCTCCCATAA